ATTATAAATTTTATTATTATTTGTTTTTAGACTAAACATTATCTCATTCATGAATTTATTCATTTTTTCTAATTTACTTTGATGGTGTCCGGGTGTTCCTGGGAAATGTGAAATTGTTTCTCCATTAAATTTTTCAGGATTATTTATAGTCAATCCTATTAGCTTTTTATTATTATATAAATTTTTGGTAATTGCATGATAAACAATAAATGGTTGGTCTAAACATTTTGGTATTTCTAATCCTTTGCTAAGATGGTCATCTATATGTTTTTTGATATCATTAAATAATTTTTCCATTTTGTTAGAATTTTTAAATAATAGAATTCCAGTTGTAAATCCTGAAATATTAGGATTTATTTCAAAAAATTGTTTACCCCAAAAGTCGTGGTTTGTATTTCCTTCTTCAAGGCAATATATTTTATCTTCAATATTGATATCCAGTATATATGATAATTTATTTGTAACTAAAATATCGCAGTCTAAATATAATATTTTATTATAATTTTTTATATATGGATATCTAAAAATCTCAAGTCTTGAGCATCCTGCTTGAAATTTAGTTTGTAAATCAAGACACCAAACTTTTCCTATTATATCCAAGTTATTAAATATATTTTTAATTTTGTTTTCAAATATGTGATTACATATTATTAGGTATTCGGTCTTCTCATCTACATCACCAAACAATGAATAACTTTTAAGTAGTAAATAAATTAACTTTATATATTCTTCTTTAAAAAATACACAAGAATAAATTAAATTCATTATAATAGAATTGAAAATAAATATAGCGTTCAAATTAATGATTTTATAAGAAAAGTTTTCTATCTTAAAATATATGTATAATTTTAAATACTCACCAATTGAAGATACTAACAATAGACAACGTATTTTACAAGTTCCAAGATTAGTAAAATTAAAACTTAAAAGATATTTGTATACAACTCAAAAGACAAATAATCATAATAACATATTCTTAAAAAGAAATTTTGTTAGATTTATTATATGATCTTAAAAGAATCAATTTATTATGAACAATTTATTGGTAAAACAGTGAAAGTTAATTTTAATGATCCTTCTGATAACCATTGTATAGGAATATTAAAAAATATTTATCCCAATACTGGTGTTAATTATGAAATAACTTTTAATTTATCTCCCAAAATGTGCCTAAATGCTCCTGATGGCACTTGTGTTTCTGATTCTTGGGAAGTTGATCATGTTACTTACACAAATCAAGATCAAATCTTTGAAAATTATTATTGGTCGTCAATTGCTTATAATCATTCAATAGTTAGTAATGTAATATCTCATATTGAAATTGTCGAATCTTTTGAAAAAGATGTTAAAAATTGGAATAATTTAGGGCCTCTAATTCATAATAAGTTTATCAAGATTGATTTTCCTTTTTTCGATTTGGTTAATTCTTTTTTAGATGGTAAATTATTGATCGAAATTTGATTTTGTAATTTCGTATACATAAAATCCTATACTATTAACAATAATACCTCTTATTGCACAGATTGTATATCCTTTCCATATTCCACCTATATTTATAGCTTGTTTTATAGTAATATCTTGTGACATTTGTCTATTTTTAATTACATCAATTGGATATGTGAATGACCAATTAATTAATCCAGCAAATCCTCCTGAAAATAATGGTGAATATTTTTTTTCAGATAAAGAATAATATGTACCAAAGTAAAGAGACATTGCTAAACTTTCTCTACATATTGTCATAAAAAAACCTTTTGTTTTATGAATTTTATTAAAATTTATTTTTTGTTGCATCTGCTTTTTTACTTTACATACTTCAAATATGTAAACTATGGGTGATGTAATAAAACCAGTTAAAAAACCATCTAAAAAATGATTTTTTTTATTGCGATTATTTTTTAGTAAATGATTGGTTTGAAAAGATATTCCATTAAGTAAAATAGATAATGCTGTTGGATAAAATATTCCTTTGTAGTACTTTTTTGATAGTAAATTAATATTATTAAAGTTATCTATTTTTTTATTATTTTGTATCATTACTTTTAATGTATCTAAGGGATGTCCAATTATGTTTTGAGCTAATCCTGAGATACATCCTGCTATAAACTCAGTCATATAAATTAGTAATTATCTTTTTTCTAAGAGTTTTTATATGAATAATTTATATTTACTAATGAACATAATTTCAATATTATCTTCATATTTCCATATTAAATATATAAGTAATTATACAAATATCCACGAATATAAAAGTTTACCAGATTTGATTGTAGATAATTTACCTGATTTGTCTAAAAATAGCATTTGTAAGAACTTCGTTGACTATAGTATATTATTATGTTTTTTACCAATTGTATTTAACGAAAGATATGATTTGTTAAGATTTACTTACAAGTTTTTTACAATTATATTTTTTTTAAGAGCTTTTACAAAGTTTTTTACCGTATTACCATCTCAAGATAATAAGTGTGTTAATAATGTAAATGATCCTTATTGTTATATAACTGGATACTGTAATGATAAAGTTTTCAGTGGACATACATCTTTAACTCTAACATTGGTTTTACTGTCAATTGAAAATAAATTAATTGATCCTAAATTAAATAATTTGCTGATAATCTGTCACATTATTTATGTATTATTAATTCTATCTACTAAATCACACTATTCTGTGGATGTTTTAGTTTCATATATAATAACGACATCCTTATTCTATAATCTTAAGGACAAACTGTAACTTCATTTAATGAAAATCTTAAAGAATGATGTTCTCTACATGTTGGTTTATATAAATCATTACCTCCAACTAAAACTTGCGATTGATCATTAGATATTCTTTTAGACATTATAGATTCTTTATCACAAAAATCGCATTTTCCTTTTAACTTTACTACTGAATCACAAATTGGTATTAAAGATAAAATTTCTCCTATTTGATTATTTTGAAAATCACCATCTAAACCCGAAACAACAATTTTTACGTTAATATTTCTACCAATTGTATCAAACATTTTTTCACAAAATATTCTTAGGTTTTCAAAAAACTGACCTTCATCAATTATAATCCATACATTTTTTGTATTTGTTTTTAAGTTTAATTTACATATTTGCTCTATGTTTGATTTAAATTTTATTAGATTATTAACCATATAACATCTCTGTTTAAGACCGTTATGAGATATTATATGACTTTCTTTATCTGATGTTTCATATCTATTATCAATATCAGGTTTAAGAATAAACACTAAATTTGAATCATTCTCTTGTTCATTTTCTTGATTAATCTTTTGGGTTATCTCTAACAATCTTGATGTTTTTCCTGAAAACATTGGTCCTAATATTATATCAAGAGAATTAACCATTAAATATTAAATTCTAATTTTAGATAAATTTTAAATCAATTTTTTTATTTTTATTAATAAAGAAAATTTTCTAATTTATTTTAATGTCAAATCAAAATTTCTATTCTGCTGATGGTGAATTGAATAAAAAAAATAATTTAAATGAAAAATTATATGAATCATTTGCAAATTTAGGACAGTCAAAATTAATAGCAGGAACTTGGGAAGCTAAACAAAAAATGAATAATGCTATTAATGCTTTTTTACAAGTATCAGAAGAAGGATCGTATGAAGTTCATTTTAATGATGGTTTTCCTTACATTTTGATTAAGGAAAGTACTCACTTTAGATTTATTGATGATGTTGAAGCAAACATACATTTAATTGGTGGTGGTGGAGCTGGTTCTTCTCATGTTGCTTCTGAATGGAATAAGAATAATAAAAATAACTCTATTGTAGGTGGAGGAGGTGGCGGTGGAGCCACTGTTCATAAACTTAATATGAAATTTAAGAAAGATGAAATGTATAAATTAGAAATTGGTAAAGGAGGTAGATCAAGAACACTTTTAAGTGAAAAACATGCTGATCAACATAAAATGGATAGAGATATAATTAATGGTGGTAAATCTATATTTTCTAATAATGAAGGAGCAACTATTTTAGAAGCTTCTGGAGGAACTGGAGCTGGAAATATAAGATATCATTATCATCATAAAACTAAAGCGCATGATATTGTTGCTCCTAAGGGTCTCGGTGGTAGAGTTGGTAGTACAAATGTTGGTGGAGATGGTGGAAGAGGTGGTGGATATACTGTTCATATACAACATATTTATCATGCTAATGGTCAAAATGCTCATTCGAGTGCAAAGTTTAAAATAGGTAGAAAAGAATTTTATTTTGGTGGAGGAGGTAATGGTGGTCGTGGGCATCATAGGTCCTTCCGAGATAAAGAAATTTTTAATGACTTTGAATTTGGACTTGCTGCTAAATATGGTAAAATTCAGTTACATAAAAATAGAGGTCAATTACGTTTAAATAGAAATGGAGGAAGAGAAGGATATCCACCATTTACTGAACAAACATCAAAAAATAATGTTTCAAATGCAGCATCAATTAAAGATAATTTTGGAGCTGGTGGTGGAGGTCATTATGGAGATGTCGGTAATGAAAAATCTTGGTATGGCCACGGTCATTCTGGAGCTTGTTTTATTGAAATCAAGAGTATAAATGCTGGAAAATTATATAAAGATTTTACAAAACTCATTGAAATGGTTAACAAAAATGATAAAAAATTTATTTATAAATACGATGATAATGCTGGATACCCATTTTATATCTTTGATAATGCTAACGTGGATACGAATAAAGATAAAGAAATAAAAATTAGAATTAAAGACAAAATCAAGGTCAAACTTTGGGCAATTGGTGGAGGAGGATCAGGTACAAAATCTATTGAAAAAGATGGTAAAGGTGTTGGAGGAGCCGGAGGTGGTGGAGGTAACACTAAAGGAACTGATTTAATAACATTAAATAGTGATGATATTTTAACAATATCCATAGGAAGAAAAGGGCTATATCATGATGATGAAAAATTTAGAAATGGTGGAGATACTACCATAAAAGTTAATGATAAATTAATAGTTAAGGCTGAGGGAGGAACTTCATCTGTTGAGTCAAGTATAAAAGATTCTCATTTTAACATTGGAGGTAATGTAAGAAAAACCGGAGATCATGATAAAAAAAATGTATATGATTTTACAAATAGAATGGGAGGATTAGGTGGAAATGGTTGTGGCTGGTGTTGTAACAATGATAATAATTCAAAAGGTTTATCTTCTGGTGGCGATTCTCATTCTCGTGATAGTGGTTTAAAAGTAGCTCCATATGAAAAATATTTGAAAAAATCATCGATGCCAATTAGTGTTGATGATAAGTGCAAAGCTCCTTTTAATACATGGTTAATTAATGGAAGAAGTTCTTGGTTGCCTGGTAGAAGTGCAGTTCCAGATAATAAATTTACAATAGGATCTCAAAGCTTTTTATTTGGAGGTGGTGGTTCTGGAACAACAACTGCAAAAACATTACAATTACCATTACCAGTTACCAATGGTATTGTAATGAGATTTACACCATCTACTTTTAAAGATGGAAAATGGAAAGATATAATATCAGGAAAATATGCTTCAATTAGATATCATAAAAATTATCCTGATGATAAATATAAAATGAGAGTAGTTGATCGAAAAAATTATGTTGAAGGAAGTGATAACATACCAAAATCCCGAGGTTTTCCTTATGTAAAAGGTCATCATTCATCTAAGATTTCCTTTCCAGTAAGAACAAATAATGATAATTGGACAATAATTGCCGTAACAAGGTATAGTCCTACTAGTGGTGTGAGACGTAGAATATTAGATTCTTCTACTAATTCAACAATTGCTGGTCATCATGGTGGATACCCAGGTGTGTATCATTCAGGTGGTTGGATGTCCCATGGTCATGGGCATAGATTATCAGATTCTTATAGGGATGCATGGGTATTAGGTATTTATAAGCCTAGACAATTCACAAGAAGATCAGCAAGACAAGGCTGGGGAGGCTGGGGAGGTGGTAGAAATGTAGGCCAACAATATATTAGAATTAATTTTACAGGCGAAACTTCTGATTATCATCTTGCAGAATTAATTTTATTTAATAGACAATTAAGCGGAACAGAAGAGAGTTTAATGAGAAGATATTTAGAACAATTTTATTTAGAAGGAAAAAATACAGTTTATATGCCATTTTATATGCCTGGTAGATTTGGATTTGGAGGAATAAATCAATATACAGAGGAAATAGATCCTGGAAATGGAAAAACTTTATCTGCAGAATTTTGGAATGATTTAGGGTTAGATAGAGATCCAGCAAAGTTTAAAAATGATAAGGGTTCTAATATTGATTTAAGTAAATTTACTCCTTTTTATTACGAAGATAAGTTTGACTATGATGAAAATTATTTTCCAGAATCTGAACCAAGAAAATATAGAAATTGGGGCGCTGGTGGTGCAGGTCATAATTTAGTTAGACCAGGAGATGGTATGTGGGGTTGTGTATTTTTACAACTAGTTGAATGGTCAAAACCTACAAGACTTGATATGGATTCATTAGAATCTCCTGATAAATTAGCACCAGTTTTTACAAATTTTGTGAAAACTAAAATTAGAGATGCTCTTAAAGAAAAAATTTATAAAGGTGTAAAAGGTGATGTTGGTCCTAAAGGTGAACCAGGATTTGCATCAGATGGTAAAAAAGGAGATCAAGGACCTCAAGGTCCACAAGGTAATAAGGGTGATAAGGGTGATAAAGGTGAGGTCGGTGATAGGGGTCTTCAAGGAGAAATAGGTTTGAAAGGTGAAAAAGGAGATACCGGCGAACCTGGAGTTCAAGGTGCCAAAGGAGATAGTGGAAATTCAGTCGTAGTTTTAAATGCAAGTTCAAAATCAAATTGTGTAGGTGGTTGGACAGTATGTGATTCTGATTGTAAGAAAAAATGGCAAGTATTACTACCTGCTATGAATGGAGGTACATGCCCATATTCAGATGGTCACCAAGAAATTTGTAATGGAGGTGAAGGAAATTGTCCTCAAAAATCAGCATGGATTATGAACTTAATATTTACTGTTGTTGTTGTTTTGGCATTAGCTTTTGCAGCTATGTCTAAAAGTGGGGGTGGATCTTCATAAACAAATTTAAATCAAATCAGTATTAATATTGATTTGATTAAAATATTTATTCGATTAATTTATCCATGTCTGTATTGATAACACATATTGTTGAACCTTGAACAGATATTGTAAAACCTAATTTATCTGATAGTACTAATGTATCTATTTTTAAATCTCCATCATATATTTTTGTTTTACCAATTAAATCTGATAGAGGCTTTATTCCTTTTACTTCACCAGTTACATTAATAACAGTATTAACTGTTAGATCTCCCAAAACTTTTAGATCATTATCTAACAAATATTTAATACTCATTAGAGAAATTTAGAAATTATTTTTCTTATCTATATAAAGAATAATTAGAATGCAAAGCATTCACTACGCTTAAAGAATAAGTGAAGCTAGTAAAAATAATATTAGTGCGTATTTTCATTAAATTATTTTGTATGTAATTATAATGAAAATATTATCTTGGGATGTAGGAATTATTAATTTAGCATATTGTTTATTAAATGTTGATGGTGAAAAATGGGAAATAGAAGATTGGGGAATTATTAATCTTACAAATAGGGAAAGTTTAAAGTGTGTTACATGTGGAAAAAATGCATCTTGTTGTACAGAAGTAGATGGTAAAAGTAAAGAAGAACAATATTATTGTAAAAAACATATTCCAAAAGATTTAGTTGTTCCAGAATTTGATGATATTTTTGAAATATGTAATAATGAAATTAAATGTCAATGGGGAGAATCAGATGAAAGTTTAAAAGAATGTGTTAAAAAATCAAAATATAAACATAAAATAACTGGTAAATGTTATTGTACTGCCCATGCTAAAAGTTTTTACAAAAAAGTTATAGATAGTTATAAGGTTAAGAGTTTAAAGAAAAAAGCTGTAGGTTCAATCGATATTGATGTTTTAAAAGTTGAATTAATAAAAAAACTGGAAGAAAGAAATGATTTTCTAAATGTAGATTCAATATTAATTGAGAATCAACCAAGTATGAAAAATCCAAAAATGAAAGCAATATCATCAACTTTATATGATTATTTTTTAATTAGAGGTATATTTGATAAAGAAAGATTACAATCTAATGTAAAAAATGTTAAATTTATGAGTCCTTCAAATAAGCTTAAATTGGCTGATGACAGTGATTCAAAAAAATTAATTAAATTAAAAGGAAATGAAGCAAAATCATATAAATTAACAAAATCATTAGGAGTTAAATATTGTAGAGAATTGATCTCAAAATATGATAATTGGGTAGGAGTTTTTGAACAACATAAAAAGAAAGATGATTTAGCTGATTGTTTTTTACAAGGTTTATATTATATAATGAAATAATAAAAATTGATTTTGGGATAGAATTTTTTTATAAAATTTAAAAAAATTCATTTCCAACAAAATCAGAACTTATTCTAACAAAGTCTTGCAGAGACTTTGTTATAATAAAAATTGAATATATTATTTGCTAATTAGTTATTAATATTTAACATAAAATGACTGATTTTACTGATGAAAGTTTGATGATTAATTCTGAAAAGAATATGAAAAAAGAGAAAGGTGTTATTAAAATATCTGATGATGAAAAAAGTATCATGGATTCATGTTACTTTGGCGATTTGGATCCTTGTTTTGGCTTTGTGTTTGCAGTAATATTTGAAGATTACAATAAGGAACAAGCTACATATACTGGTTTTATGGTTGATTTCGATCACAAAATAACGATGAGAGCTGTTGACACTCAAAGTAGCCAGAGAAATTTTAATAGTCGCAATATTGATTTTGGAAAGGTGTATTATGTCAAGGTCGATGATACCTTTTTTGCAACAATGAAAGGTTTGAACGGTTCGTCATCGCACCACGAAGAAATAAAGAAAATTAAGACAAAGTTAATAAAATTTGGTAGAAAAAATAGTTTAGAAGGAGGTACTCTTAATTTCTATGATAATCATATTAGATCATACTCTAAAGATTATTTAGTAGATATAAAGGACAAGATAATCAACAAAAAAGAAGACGATGATGATGGTGACGAAGATGATGATGGTGAAGAAGATTATGATAATGTAATAAATGATATTTCTCTTATTGATTTTCTTCAAGAAATAGGAGAGAAAAATAATGATGAAGATTTAATTAAATTTATCAGTTTTTTGAAAAGTTCATCTGATAAACCAAAGGCATGTAAATTTAGTATTTCTTCTGGTTTATTAGATTTGAAAACTTTAGTTGAGAATATAAATGTTTCTATCAAAGAGTGTGGTATTTCTGACAATGTTACTTATGATAAGTCTATGGTACAAGAAGGCAATATTTCTACCCAATTTATAGTAAATTGTAAGTCTAATCAATACGAAGATTTTAAGAGAAATATTACAGGTTTAGATGATACCGTTAGTATACGTATGTTAGTATGAGGAGTTTGCTATCTCATTTGTTTTATTCATCCTTTCTTTTTTTTTTATGAATAGCGTTTTGTCTAGACTATAATTACTTGATTTAAGAGGCTTTGATCTTTTAATCACTAAATCATCTGTTTCGTCCAAAAGTTTTTGATACATATTACTTGACAATATATTATTATCAACTTTAATTGTTTTTTCAAAGAAGTTAAGTCTTGAATCCATTGGTGGTTTAAGTAGAAGATATTCTTTCGAGTTTACAATACTATTTTTTCTAAATTCATTTATAGACAACTCTCCTCCAAATTCTTTAAGCGATGACCAATGGGGAGCTTGTGGTATCTTTATATTTTTATTATATGTTTTAAAATACATCAAATGTAATAAAGAATTTTTTTTCCAAACATTATCATTTGTGTCTAGGTTATAAGAATGAGCACAATTATAAGAACAAAAATTACCATAACAGTAAAATTTATCATTAAAATAATATTCAGGAAGGCATACTGCTTCTGTTTTGAATGAGTTCTTACACCACCAACATTTAGTATCCTTAGAGTAATTAGATTTATGTATTTGTATATCTGATTTTTTTAGTAGTTTATGCAATTCTATTTTTAGATTAAAAATTTTATTTTCAATATCATTTATTCTTTCTTCTTTTGAGTTTTTTGGATAATTATTTTCAGTGTTTTGATTAAAAATAGTTGATTCTAGTTCTGATTTATTATTGTCTAATTCTTGTTTTATTGTATCTTTAATAAATATATTATCTTCATTTTGCTCTGAACTATCATCAATTTCTGACATTTCTAAATCTTCTAATTTTAGATCTAAATGCGCAATAAGTGGTTCTTCTTCAGAATTTTTTTTTATAATATTATTAGATAACATCATTGTCTGCTTCTTTGGTTTTCTTCCTCTTTTTTTAGGTTGCTTTTCATCAGCCATATTATTATTATATGTAACTAATTCTTTAAATTTAAAAAAAAAAATTATTTAAAAAAAACATTTATGATATTTTATCTTTATAAATTTCTAGTATGTTATATATGGATACTGAAGAGCTTACTTCATTTTTCAAAATAGTAAATAAAAATCAAAAAGGAGGATCAATATTAGAAAGTATAGAAACTAAGAAATTTAGCATGTATGGTGGTGAAGAAAAAAAGAAAGAAGAAGAATCTTTTGACAAAAAACTTAGTTTAATTGTTTCTAAGATGCAAGAACTAAAAGAAAAACATAATCAATTAATGAAAGAACAACAAAATATTAACAAAGATTCTGAAAATAATAACAAAAAATTACAATCTGATTTTGATAAACAAGTTAAAGATAACGAAGATTTAGGTAAAAAATTAGAAGAAATGACTAAATTAAAAGAGTCTTTAGATGATGAAAAATCAAAATTATTAGGAAATAAGAAAGATCTTGAAGAACGTGTTAAAGAAGAAGAAAAATTAGTTGAAAGAATCAAAAAAGAATTCACTGATTTACAAGCTAAGAGAGCTGAAGCACAAAAATTAGTCAAAAAGGAATTAGAAGATGTTGCTCATTTATTCGAACCTGTTGAGACTCCAAAGAAAGAAAAAGAACAATTAGAAGATTTTACTGATAAAAAAGAATCATCATCAGCACCAAAAGAATCTGAATCTAAAAAAAATGATCCTTTCAAATCTAATGATAACCAAGAAGGAGGTGAAATTATTGACGAACTATTAAATTTTACTGAAAATGGATATTAATTGAAACAATATTAGAAACAATTTGTTGGTCAATAAGTTGATCAACAAGTTATTTCGATTAAATTTATTATAGAACAGTCATTATCTGTTTCTTTTTTCTACCACCTTTTCTGTCAGATGCGGATGTGGACTGAATAATTCTATCATTATTTGAACTAGATTCTTGTGTTTCTGAATTATTTACATTATAATCATCTAAATTATCATTTTGAGGGGTTGAATGAATTCTTTGTAAAATATTTTGAACATTTGATGGTGCTTTTAAAACAGGAGCATCTTGTCTTGTTGCTTGAGATTGAATTGGATTAATTGGATTTGGAATTGGTTGTCTAGCTTGTTGATTTGCTCTTGCTTCTCTTTCTCTTTGTATTGCTATTTCTTTTTGTCTTTGAATATGAATTTCTTGTTGTGTTTGGAATTGTGATGGTTCCTTTTTAGGATTTAACATTTTAGCTATCAAATCTGGGTTATTTCTCATTGCTTGATCAACACCAGGTAAGTTTTTAAATGTTGATTTAGAGAAATGATATGCTGATGCAGATGCCACAATCAGTAAAATAAGTTTAACTTCAGGTGGCATTGATTTACCAGTACCTTTATATTTTTCATATAATTCTTCTAATACTTCTTCATAACTATCTACTTCAACTGACATATGTTCAGACCATCCAGTAAGATGAAAATCAAATGGATCATATTTGTCATTTAACATTTCTATAATAGAAATACCATTACATAAACAACTCTTAAATAATTTTATTCCATTTCTTTTATTTGCAAAACTTTTAAGTAATTCATATTCGTATTCCATTTCTTCAATTGATGAACTAAAGTCATAAGTTTTAGATAAATCGTATCCTTTAGACTTTAATTCAGAAAGCTTTCTTAACAATTCTATCTTTTTCATTCTACTTTCTTTTATAGAATTTTCATCTACTGGTTTTGAAAATGTTGGGGCATTAAATGTAGGGTTATGTTTTGGTGAATATCTTGGTGTTTTTGCACTTTTTCTTGACGATGCTATACTTTCTGATCTTGATCTTGACCTTGAACTTGAACTTTCAGATTCAGTATCACTATCTTTTTTTTCTGATTCAACGATTTCACTTAAAGAAGAAGAATAATCTGACTTTGCATCGGAATTATCATTTAATTTTTGTTGATTTGCTAAAAGACCCAAATAATAATCTGTATCACTAGTATCTGGTTTTTTTACTGAATCAATTGTAGGTACTATATTTATATCTCCTAAACTAGGATTTACAGCATTAATATTAATATCTTGAGAACTTTCAGAATCCATATAATAATAACTAATATTCTTTTCTTTTAAATAACGCATCAATATATTTATTAATAAAAAAAAAGAATCCTTTTATTCAGTTTTACCTGATGGATTCAATAAATGCCTAGTAGAATAAATTCCTAAGTAGATTAAAGACAAAACCACAATACTTGACGAGTCGAAAATTGAAAGAGGGTTTTTTTTAAAATCGTTTATGACTTCTTTACAGAGATCAATTTGATATTGCCACGAATTATAATATTCTTTCTTTTTCGAAACTATATCTTTCAATTTTAGTACAGATAATTTTAAATCTTCTAATATCAACTTAGAATCTTTGTCTAAATTTTTTATTTCATTCGATAATAGATTATATACAGGTTGTTTTGTCATATTAATTTAGCTAAAAAATAATATGAAAAAATATATTTCAATTTTTATTATAACAAAATCTCATTTGTATTGCATAGCAAATCTGATCTTCGATCAATATCTTTACTTCGTAAAGATCATATATACATTCAGCAAAGCTGAATAGAAAGAAGATCACTGATTTTTTCCTACGGAAATTACATTAATCAAAGAAGATTAGCTAGACTTTGTTAGAATAAGTTCTGATATTATGATTGCTTTGCAATCGATTCAGCATAGCTGAAAAGAAAATTATCCCAAAATCAATTTTTTGTATTTAAATATTTAATCTAGTTACAGCATCTGTATAATTTACATAAGCTGTTCCTATTGGACCATCAATATCATTATGAGTAAGATCCATTTTTTTTAGAATAGAATTGACTTCATTATCAGATTTATTTTGAAGTAAATCTACAACCATACAGTCTTTTATGGTGTTAAAATATTCTTGGCTAAATTCATCTGATTTAATTTTTCCTTCAAATTCGTTATATGAAATTTTTTGGCATAAACCATTACAATTAATTCCAAGTTCTGAATTATCTAATTCTTCAAGATCATCAATAGATTCCTTTGTATTCACATCATCATTTTCTAGTTCTAAGTTGTCTGTAGGATTTTCTTTATCTTCAATTTTAGTAGTAAATTTTTCGATTTCCATAGTAAAACTTTCACTAAAATTTTGTTTATTTACTCTGTCCATAATTAAAGTAAATCCAATTGCAATTAAAATAGACATTGACGGATTATTATTTCCTTTATATACTATTAAACTTAAAACGAATATTCTAAAAACAGGATTTTCAAAAAGTAGCATAATAAATTTTGGAAGTTTTGGACCAGCATTGCCACCATAAAAAACCAAAAAGAAAATAAGCATTGGAGCGAGAGTATTCTTGTATTTGTAAGGATATTCCAATATATTACTTATATTTTGTAGATCAAACATATATAATAAATTAGAAAATTTAGAAATAAAGTGAATCAATAAAATAAATTTTTTTATATATTATTTATTTCTAAATTCATTGATCTAACTTTGTTATGATCATATTTATGCTACAGAATCAGCTATTTTTATTTCATTAATTTTCTTTATTTCTTTATCATTTTCTGCTTGCATTTGTTCTAAATCACTAAAGATACCTTGAATTTCTTGAAGAACAACATCTTTATCTAATGCCTGTTCAATTTGACTAGAATCAATTCTTTCAAATTCGTCTTCTGGTTGTTCATCAATATCTGCGTATTCATATACGCAAATTCCACTATCTGAAATTATATTACAGTCATCTACTATTTTGTTAGGGTCAGGTGGATTTTGACAAATAGAACAATCAGGAACCCAACCAGGAGGTTTAAAATATCTAATCTTACATACACCTGATCCTTCTCTATCTGGAAGAAAAGCCATAACTTTTCTACCTGGCATTGGCCATTTTACTGCACAATCAACTGTTTTTTCTTCTCCCGTTATATATGCAAATTCTTCCTTTATCTTTTGTTTATTTATATGATTTACAGTATTACTAAAAGTTTCCTCTTTCTTAAGCTTATCCATAATTAAGACAAAACCGATTGCTACAACCAAAGATAAAGTTGGATTTTTGTTTCCTTTGTAAACAATTAAACTTAATATAAATATTCTAAATATAGGTAGCATGAATAAATTTTTTATGAACTTAGGCAGTTTAGGAGATGCTAGTCCACCATAAAATACCAAAAACATAATTGTAAATGGAGCTAAAGTATTTTTATATTTATATGGATAATTTAATAATTTCTCTAAATTTTGAATCATATATATTTTAATAGATAAATTTTTTTTTTATTTATTAAAATTTAATAAATTACTGATTAACAAATTGATCGAAGATCTAATTAATTTTATTACTTCGTAAAGGCCTTTACTTCGTAAATAACTTATTCTTTTTAGAAAATCTCATTTATTCCCAAGGGAATATAAATTGATCAAAGAAGATCACTGCTAGATTTTATAAAAATAAATGTGATCTAGTTGGAAATGAATTTTTTTTATAAAAATTCTTTCCCTAGAAAATTATTCTGTTCTCATCTTATGTTTATACCAATATAAACATTTATCAACATTTGGAATATTTTTTGAACATCCTGTAATTTCAATATTCTCATTTGGACTGTTTACACAAAATTTTACCCCATCAAATGTTCCTCTACATAATTCAGGAGGAAATTTTTCAATTTGATAAAAGTAAAAGCATGATTTGTCTTCATTTTTTAAAACATAGTGAACAAATTTTCCTGGTTCTGGTTTATTTGAACATTGTGGATATTCGTCAGCTTCTTCAGTAAATTTCTCATTTATTGTTTTTTTTTTTAATAATGTTTTATTACATATTTCAAAGATAGAAGAAAAGATTAACGCAATCAATATTGAGTATGTTACTTTTTTACTAGATTTAAAATCTTTTAATCCATCAAATTTGTATACAATCATACTTAAAATAAAAACTCTAAATAAAAAATACTTGAAGAAGTCGTTAATTTCTAAAAGATTGGGAGCAGCTTTAGAACCATAAAATACTAGAAACATCGAGAACATTGCAGATGAATATTTATTGCTAAAAACTAAACCTAAAATATTTCCTATTAAATTAATCATTGTATATTATGATTTAGAAATTTAATTATCTTTTATTTTTTGAACAAAGGTACATGATCCAGTTGTTCCTGCTTCATATGTTGGATTGGTACAATGAGTGAATTTAGATAAATCTTCTGGAAATTCATCATTATTACATTTTGCTGCTCCTTTTGCTGAGCATTCTTCTAATGGGAATTTTCTATTTTTGTATTGGTATACACATGTTCCAAAATCACTTGATGTTTGATTTGTATTTACTGTATATTCTAAAATTTCTCTATTAGAAAAATCACCTTCAGCTTCTTTGGCATATGTAACTCCTTTTGCATCTTGAATAGGAGTATCTCCTCTTAATGCTTTACTCATTTCTGTTTCTTTACATTTAGTATCTACTTGTGGTTGTCCTTTATCGTCCATCCACATTGGGACGCATGGATCAGTCCATTTAGTTTGAGGAACATTTTTGGTACATACAGAATCTATTCCTTCATGTTCTTCAATAATTTGCTTAAATTTAGGGTCTTTCCATTTTTGAGCAATTTCAACACTTTTTTTTGCAGTTTCTGAAAAGTTTTCTATATTATCATCATTAATTTGAGTAAACATTTCTTTAAATTCTTCAGCTATTTTTTTTTTATTAATCATATTCATAACTATTACAAATGAAAAAGCTATTAAAATTGATAAAGTTGGATTACTATTACCTTTGTATACAATCAGACTTAAAATAAATACCCTAAAAATTTCGTTCTTAAATAAATTTAAAATAAAATTTGGAAGTTTTGGAGAGGCAGTTGCGCCATAAAAAACTAAAAAGAATGTTATTATCACTTTCATTCTTTTATCAATGAAAATGAATTGTAAAACGTCTTTCAATGTATCTATAATTGCCATTTATATATACATTTAAGTAGATAATTTTTAAAAAATTTTGTTTAAATAAATTTAAAATCCAAGATCAGAAATAGATTCTTCATTAAAGTCAACTTCATCATCGATTTCATCATCAATTGGAGCATATGATTCATCATATATTTCGTCATCAACAGAGTCAAAGATTTCATCATCAACTAAATTTTCTCCCATCATCATTGAGTCTACATTTTGTTGAGTTTGGAGACCTTCTAATACTTGAACAATAGCTCCTAAATCCAAATTATCAGCAGCTACATAACCATTATTTGGTTGATCAAGGATAGCTGAAAGTTCTTCTTCTGTTAATACGTAAGATTTATATTCAGATCTAAATTTATCCTTAGATGCTTTTAATACAGAATTTGCTTGACTAGGACCATCTTCATTATCTACAACACTAAGACCTAATGAAGATCCTAATGTATTAATTAAACCTTGTTCATCAATTTGATTTTCTTCTGGTTTGGAATCAATTGGTAAATCTCCAGCTTCATTTGGACCAAAGTCAAGATTATCAACATCATTGTGATCAGCAAATTTTTCGAAATTACCTTCTAAAGAGAAATCCAAGTCATTAGCAGAAATGTCTCCAGAAAAATTTTCAATAGAGGTAAATTTTTCAAATAATTTTTGTTTATTAATCATATCCATAGTTAGTGTAAAGATAACAGCAATCATAATTGATAACATTGGGTTACTATTTCCCTTGTAAACAATTAAACTTAAAATAAAAACTCTAAAAACAGCATTTTCAAATAAACTAATAATAAAAGATGGTAGTTTTGGACCTGCAGCCCCACCATAAAATACTAAAAAGAAAGTAACAATTACTGCAACTCTTTTATTTTTAAATAAAGGTTCTAGTAAACCATTGAAAATTTCAGTGCTTAATTTCATATATATATCTTTGTAGATAATAAATTTTATTGATTAAAATTTAATTTTGAGCCATAAATCCTTTTAATACTTAGTATTTTAAAGTTTCTAAATATTTTTTAAATAAAGAAATATAATTTTTGATTATATTTTTTTCTTCGAAAATTTACATTGATTGAAGATTTGATTAATTTCTTAATAAAAAAATATTAGTTTTTAGAATAAGCTTGTAATAGGTCAACAATAAAACTTTCTTTTTTACCTTTATAGTAATCATTTACAGTCATTGTGTATGTTTTAGGAGTTTTTCCTAAAGCTTCTAACATATTAGTAACGTCTGGATACATTAAAGGTAGATCTTTAATGTGTTCCCAATATTCTTCAGTAAAATTATTGTTAAGAGCTTCACCAACAAAAAATTCAAATCCTTGATAGTCGTCATTATCTTCAGCAAAATTTTCTTTACTTCTTATTGATTTAACAATAAAATAATATGTAAATGCTAATAATAAGATAATTATTATCATATCATAACAAGAATTATTATTTAGATATTGCATATATAATTTATTAGAAATTATTTATAGATTGAATGCTTTGCATTCAATCTATAAAGTTTTTAAACTTTAATAATAAATATGCGTTAAACAAATTTATTTAAACTGATTTATTTTTTTTATTTTTTTCTAATTCTGCGAAGCATTCGGTAAGATATCTGTTATCAAACATAGAGATACTGAAAGTGAAAGCAAAAGCAAGTAATAATGATACTTTATAATCTTTTACACTAGAGTAAGCAACTAATGATAGTATAAAAAATTTAAAGTATGTGTTTTCAAATAATTGTTTGAAAACTTTTGGTAATTTTGGTCCAGCTAACCCACCGTATAAAACTAAGCAGAGAGAAACAAAAGTTCCTAATAGTTGATTTGGTGAAGTTGTTAATGAATAAAAACCATCTAACATATTATTAGCAAATTCCATATATATGAAACTTTAGAAAAAAAAAGTTTCATATGTATTTTTTAAATTTAAAAATATTTTAAAATATTTTTTTTTGGTTTTAATAAAAGTAAATTATCTCAATAGACAATAATTATGAATTTTTGTTCTATTGATGAGGCTTGGGGAAAGAGTCATCAAAATTATATATCAAAAAATTTTAAAGATTCAACCGAAGAAGATTGTATTTCTACTTCAAGTATAGAATCTATTCAAATAAAAACAAAAAATAAAAAAAAAGATAAAAAAAAATATATTCCAACAGAAACTTTAACTATGTCAGATTCATCACTTATTGAAACATTTACTGAATCAATAAAAGATAAAAAAAATTGTGGCAGGCTCGTTAATCACATTATGAAATGTAAAAAATGTAGAGATAAATTAAGAGCTAAATTTAGACCACCATTAGTAAGTAAACTAAATAATTTATTTGATGATAATAAGGATATTTTTGTATTAATATTAATTGGTTTTGCTATACTAATATTTTTTAAATTAATGTATTCATTATGTTAACCTATCCATTTTATATGAAGAATATTTGGATCATAATAGTCAACTTCAAACGAATTTGATTTTAATTTATCAATTATATAATCTTTACAATCAATTAATTTATAGAACGGCATACCCATAACATACTCCGGAATTTCATACCATAAATAACTATAATCTGTTGAACTTGCTATAATGATTTTTTTTTCAATATTTGTATAAATTTTTTCATATGTTTTTATTCTTTTTTTTTCCTTATCTTTTTGTTGTCTTATCAAATCTTTTGCGTTAACCATATATAAATCATTAGAATATTTTTAATGACCATAAATTAACGAGCTGACATGACCATAATTATTACCAATATTATTAATAATGCTTTCGATTTTGGATTATCTAAATAGTTTGTTATCCTTTTAAACTTATTTTCATATCTTATAATGTAATTCTTGTAAATTTTATTGAAAAAGAAACCTAATATTAGTCCAATTAATGCTCCAAATATAGTTTGTCCTAATGTGTGACATCCTTGAACGTATATTCTTGAAAACATCATTATAATTACATATGATAAATACAAAAATACATTTAATTTTTTAACTGCTGGTAAAGAATTATAGCTATAATTTGGTGAATCAGCTAAAATTTCTCTAATCATGAAACCACTATATAGTCCTGCAAATTGACTATGACCGCTTGGAAATCCAAAGCTCGATGATTTGACGTTTGGACATGATGAAAAATATCCACAATCAACTGCACCTTCTGGTCTTGAGCCTATACCAAGAATAGGAATATAATCATTAAAATATTTAAATAATGGTCTTGAAATATAATTTTTTAAGTACTGATTAAAATACCCATTAAAAATAAAACATATAACTAAAAATAAAGATTTATTCCTTTCATAAATATAATTACTTGTAAAAGCATTAAATAAGTGAATCCAAAATAAAGCTAGTTCAGAACATCTTATAAATTGTAAAAATAAATCCATCTTAAAATAATGTGGTATTATATCTGTCATATAAGTAATTTAGAATAAAACTTTTCATGTGTTATTTATCTACTATTTGGATTGTAAGTTTGTAATAAAAAGAAATTCAATATACTTTTAATCATGAACAATATTTTATCTCCCAAAAAAAATAATTTAAAAATAAATACTTTGTGTTTAGGTGGTGGTGGAAGCTCAGGGTTGGGTTATATCGGTTCTATTGAGGTGTTAGAAGAACAAGAATGGTTTTCATTATCAAACTTAGATAATTATGTCAGTACATCAGTAGGTTCAATCATATCTTTTTTTTTCGTACTGGGATATTCTGTTAGTCAAATTAAAGATTTTTTATTAATGTTTGATTTAAATAAAATAGAGCCTAAAATTGATTGTATTAATTTATTTAATAATTATGGTCTTGATAATGGTGAAAAAATAGTTGAAATTGCAAAATCATTTTTATTCGAAAAATTTAATATTAGAGAAATATCTTTTAAAAAATTACATGAGTTAACTAATAAAAAACTAAGAATAATTGTTACAAATTACACTAAATCGGAAACAGAAATATTTGATTATGTGTCTAGACCTGAAGTTTCAGTTTTCTTAGCTATTAGAATGTCTATGTCTTTACCTTTTATATTTACACCTGTTATATTTGATAATTGTTATTATGTGGATGGTGGATTACTTAAGAATTTTGGAATTGAATTATGCGATCCTGAAACTACAATTGGTATTTCTTCTTCAAATACTTCTGAAAATAAACTAGATAGTTTGATTAATTATGTAAATGGTTTATGCCAGATTTTTTTTACATCTGCAAATAAAAAAATACCAAGACATAAATTTTATTATATCAAAATAGAATCTGGAATTAATGATTCTATTAATTTTACTTTTGATAGAGATAGAAAATATAATCTTATCAATAAAGGTAAAGATTCTGCCTATAATTTTTTAGATTATTTACAAGTTAAAGAAACTATGGATGATATGCTTAATCAACTTTAAAATGAAAAAGATTGATCACATTTAATTTAACTATTCTTTTTTAGAATATTTTCCCCCTCTTTCTTATAGTCTTCTAAATATGATGAAAAAGAATTTTTTGACCTACTATTTTTATTATTTGTTAGATCACCTTCATTTGGTAATAAATTAAATCCTTGTTCTAAACTTGCATAATCATTTGTATCTACACCATCATTTGAATATAACATTTCATAATTATTAATTGACAAATATTTATCACCAACTTCTTTATTATTTAATTCCATAATTTCAGATTTTTTATCTACTTTAATAATCTGATTTTTCAAATTTCCATCTACTTTTCTATTTGAAAATTTACTATTGAAATCATTTGATCCTCTAAAATCTTCTTTACTTATTGTATTTAATCCTAAAGTTTTCATTTCACTTTGAATTTCACTAAATTTTCTATTATATGAACTTTCATCCATAGGTATGTTGTCTTCAGATAAATATCCATGCTTTCTATTTAACTGATCTTCCATTTGACCAAATGAATAATTGATTACAGGTTTTTCTTCTTTTTTCAGATATTGCATAGATTTTTCTTTTAGATTTTCATGACTTTGACTTACTTCATAAGACTTTAACCAGTCGTCATATTTTTTTCTTAGTTGATCATTTGTAAGAACTTGATTTGATATTGTTAAATGATTGTATATTTCATCGTCTATAACATCATTTTTGTCTGGATGAAATTTTACAATAAGTGATCTAAAAGCTTTTTTGATTTTTTTTGAAGATGCATCTTTAGAAACGCCTAAGAGCTCATATAAATTAAATTTGAGTTCATCAAAATTAATTTCTATTAAATGCTTTGACATTATATATATACAATATAAAAAAAACCTTTATGCAAATTTTGTTTGATAACAGTTTTTTTTCTAAAGTTCTATAATAAGTTAATGAGTATTAAAGAAAAAATATCTGCATCTATCATTTTATCTTCATATCTTGATACATTAGGATCATATAATGGAAACTTTGAATTTAATTTTGGGAAAGTAGCAACAAACAATATGCAAGCATCAGCAGTTAATTATGAAATTTTACATTTATTTTTTGCATTAGGTGGTTTTTCAAAAATAGATTTAACAAATCTAAAATCATCTGATGACTCTATAATGATGATAGCAACAGGAGTAGCTTTACTTTTAGGCGGAAAAGAAATAAATTTCATAGAAGAATATTTAAAAATATTTGATTTGTTAAAAGAGAAGGATAGATATCCTGGAATTACAACTATGAATTCATTAGAATTTATCAGAACAAATAGATCAATAAATAAATTAAAATATGATAAAAACTTAATGGGTGGAAATGGAGCTGCTATGAGAACAGGAATTATTGGAATAATCCTTCATAAAGAAGAAGATATAGAAAATGTTATTAAATTTTCGATAACCGCTAGTAGAGTAACTCATAATACAACATTAGGATTTCTTGGTGGATTAGTTTCTGCATTATTTGCAAATTTTGGTATGAGAGAAATTCATTTTTTGGATTGGTTTGAAGAATTATTTAAACTTGAAAAGAAAATAGATAAATATATGGAAACAACTAATATTTATAATCAATATATGGAAGATAAAGAATTTTATTTTGATTCATTAAAGGATTACAAAGAAAAAAAAATCGATAAATACTTATTGAATCCACGTAGTTTTCAAATATTTAATGATAGAATAGAATCATTAAGACAATATAATGATTATGGAAATAATTATGGAAAAGGAGATAGTAAAATGGATTTTTTCGGAGCATCTGGATTAAGTTCAATTATTGTTGCATATGATTCTATTCTTATGAGTCATAGGTCAAAAGAATATCCTTTTGAAAAAGAAAAATTAGAAGTAAGTTTGGATAGCTTTATTTTCTATTCAACTTTACATTTTGGTGATTCTGATACAACAGGGGCAATTGCTGGTATATTTTTTGGTTCTATTTATGGTTTTAAAGATTTTGATTCATCAAAAATAGAACAACTCGAATTTAAAAATCAAATTAACGAATTAATTCAACTTATTGAGAAAGCAGTTTTTTAACTGCATCTTCCATAGCATCTGCACTTCTTTCTCCTCTATATGGAACTGGATATTCACTATTTGGAACTTCAAATATTACTGTTGGAAATCCTGTTAAAACTGGTTCTTCTTCATTAGGAAGAACTATTTCTCCATATTTATCACAAATTTCTTTATTTTCATCGACATCACATTTAATGTCATGAGCAACAATTCCTAAACCACTACTTCTGCTTGTAAATTCTTCCCATTCAGGTTGGAATTTAACAGAATAACCGCACCAAGAAGTGTTAAAATTATATGCGTGTATTTTATCTTCATGAGACGAGAATTGTTCTTGGGTATGATATGTTTTAAAACACATTTTAAATACTAATATTGACAATATTACTAAAACAATAATGGTAAAAAGACTAATTTTAAAACCAAGGATATCAAATTTTTGACTTAAATCGACTTCCAGCTTCATAAGTGTATATATCTTTTTAGATTTTTTTTATGAATAAATTGATTCAAATTTACAATACGAAGAATTAAAAGGAATTTATAAAATTTTATGCTGAAAAAAACTTAAGAAATTTATTAGAAATTTATTTTAAAAAGAAAAAATTTTTTTCTAAATCTATTATATACAATGAGTGGTCAAAACTCTACTAATACCGGAAGGTCAGGAACCTTCAACACAGCACCATTTGGTCAAGAAGCAACTCTAGCACCAGTTGGTACTAGTGATCAACTTCAAGGAAACCCAGGTTTTCAACAAATTTTATCAAATAAACCTTCTTCAAGATATGATCAATTCAGAGGATTATTTGGAGATTCTAACGATGCTAGAGCTTCTTTATTATTAAATACTATTGAAGATATGCAATTCAGTAGAGTTTATCAAGATGCTGGAGCAGTTGACCCAGTTAGATATAACTTTAACCCTGATTATTTTAGACCAGGTACCCCAGTAGTTCAATTGAGTGGTTTGAATTACCCAACTGAAGTTGTAGACTACTTAAGAGAAATTCTCGGAAATATCAGTAATGGTCTTATTCCAACTGGAGCTGCAGCTTCTGTACAAGCTGTAGCAAACAGTGTTCAATCATCTATTATATCTACTATGACTTCAAGTACTTTACAAGCTGTTGTTGACGCATTATATGTTCAAACTCCAAACCTTCAATACTCTCCTAATGCTTTTGCTAATTTAATGGCATTAATTAATATTGATCCTAATGACATTATTGCTTTACGAGCTCTACAATATCAATCTAATCCAAATGGATTTCCTAACTTTTTACCAGATAAGGTAGCTTTACAAAAGTTTTTAGAAGCAACTGAAGCTGCAAATAGAGCTGCTGTTCAAGGACCAACTGTTTCCAGTACTCCTGCTGCTGTTACCCCAGAAAACGTATTTTTCAGAAAAGTTGGACAACCAAATCAAATCTTTACTGTTAACCAAAGTGGAGAAGAAGTTGAAGTACAAGCTGGATCAGCAATTTACAGTCAATTAACTGAATCTAACCAATGTTATGGAACTGGTACTTCTGGAAATGCTGATGAATGTAATAAATACTTCACTAGATGTTTAGCTGGACAAGACATCCAAGGTTGCCAAGAATTCATGAATTCCGGTACTTTTTGGGCTAATGCTGAATCTGCTGTAAAGAGTATGTTACCAGATGTTTTACTTGCAACATTAACTTCATTCGGATTCAAACCATATGACTCAAAGACTTCCACTGGAAGACCATACAGAGCATATCCATCTGCTGAAGAATGGTTATCTGGATTATCTGCTTCATTAGGAGGTGATCAAAATGCTATTGATACCGTTGATAAGGTAGGAAAGAATTCCAGATTAATGGGATACTTGAATATGATTGTTGCTAAAGTAAATGCCAACCCAGGTATTGCCAACCCAACTTACGTTGAAGACGGACCAGCCTACAACCCAAATGCTTTCGCTGGAACTTTAGGTGCCAAGTATGGAATTAAGGGTAAAGCTTTCGCTCCAAAGAGAAACTTTGCTAAACCAGCCCCAACCCCAACCACTGTAAGTGCTTTAGAAAATACTGTTGTAAACTTTATGGGACCATTAGGTATGACTTACGGAATTGCCCCAATGTCTGTTGGTTTAGGTATGATGGGAGGTGGTGAAGAACTTGATGTTACTAACGAATTAAAACTTCCACTTCAAGTTGCTCCTCAATTAAACGAAATGTACGAAAACATCTTAGAAAACTTACAAGTAGGTGGTAAAGATCTTGATGCTGGAGATCAACAAACTATCAAGAAGATGGTTAACGAATTAAACGTTCTTGAAAATAAATTATTCAAATCTGCATCATATGTACAAGGTTACAATGATTTACTTGCAGTTCAAAACGGTGGATCATTAGTAAATGAATCAAACTTAGAAAAATTTGTTGCCAAGAGAAACGATTACTTCAACAGAGTTAACTCTAAATACCAAACTATCTTCCCAATCTTCTCTAAATTAGCTGAAGCTTGCGAAAGAGAAACCATTGATGCTGCTGACAATGTCACTGCTGAATACTACCCAAAAGCTTAAGTAAATTCAAACCATGAATACATTCAACAATGTTGAACGTAATTAATTTAAATTTGTAAAGAAATTTACAAATTTAAATCGATTTATAAATTTATTTATATGATATTATAATATGGGATTAGGATTATTATTCTTAGCTTCTGTAGGAAAAGAAAATCTTTACTTAAGTGGAGCTGCTGAAATAACTTATTTTAAATTTATATATAAACAGTATACTAATTTTAGTATTGAGCCCATGTCTCAGTTTTTTAAAACAGAACCAGATTTTTCAAGAAAAATTACTGTAAATATTTCGAAAAATGCAGATTTATTAAGTAATATGTATTTACATGTTAAATTACCAAGTATACCTTTTTCTAATCATTCTTATTTACCTAATAATATAAAGAAATTTAGGTGGATTGATAAAATAGGTTTTGGAATAATAAAATATATTGATTTAGAAGTTGGTGGTACATTAATTGACAGAATTAATGGTGAATATTTAAATATATTATATGAATTAGGTAATAAAAAAATGATTGGATACAGTAAAATGATAGGTAATGTACCTGAATTAACAGATTATACTGATGGAAAAGATGCATATAATTTGGATATACCAATTCATTTTTGGTTTCATAAAAATTATTATTTATCGTTACCTTTAGTTGCATTATATCATACAGATATTAAAATTCATGTTGAATTTAATAGTATAAATAAATGTTATATGGAATCACCAACTCATTACATAACTATATCAAATAGTTTTTGTTTGTTTAGAGAAAAAGAAATTATTAAACAAGAAATAGATGGAAACACAGCAGTAGGTAGATTTTGTTATTTTGATGTAGTAGAAAAGAGATTATATTTTGATAAAATATACAATGATTTTATTATTCCATCATCATCGCAAAATGTATCCTTATATAATATAAAAGGTGTTGACTCTGAGTTTGAAGTTAGTTTAGATACATTATCAGAATTGGTTCATGATGAATCTTACTTTTCAAATACACTACCATCAATCGAATTATCATATTTAATTATTGATTATATTTATCTTGATAATAATGAAAGATTTTTATTTATGAACAATGAAATTGAATATGTTGTACCAATTTTAGATATTATTCCTGAAAAAAAAATATTTAGTATCAATTCTGAATATAAACTAGATTCATTAAATGCTCCTGTAAAAATAGTATTTTGGAGAACACAACTTTTATCAAATTATAATTCAAATGATTTATTTAATTATTCTTCTTATCCTGTTGATTTAAATTCATCTGATCTGATAAATAAACTTAATATTGTCATTAATTCAACAAATAGAGAAGAAATAGATTTTGTTAAATATTACAATATTTTACAAGTTTACTTCAATGAATTCTATTCAATTACAGATGGAATCTATATGTATTCTTTTGGATTAGACCCTAAAGTTGATTCATCAGGATATTGTAATTTTAATAAAATATCTGATGCTTATTTACAAATGAATTTTAACAAATTAGTAAGTTATAAAAATCCTATTTTACTAAAAGGTTATGCTATATCCCTAAATTTATTTAAAGTAAGTAATGGTCTAGGTGCACTTGTATTTTATAATTAAATCCAAGATAAACTTGCAATACCACTAATAATTCTTAAAATTTGATATTCTTTAACAATTGTTTTAAGTTTTATATTTTCATTTTGAGTATGTTCATCAAATTCCACATCGATTGAACTATCTTGTATTACATTAAAATTTAGATGGCCAGATGGTTGTCTTTCTGTTGGATGAAGTGAAAATGAATATGCATAAATTCCATCATCTGGTGTTCCCTCAAACTTATTATAAGGCACTACATAATTATAATAGTTAGATGTTTGTGTATGAAATAGTTCTTGTCCGTTTGCATTAAATTTGATACTTTTGATTGGTTTCAAATTGTTTGTAATTTGTTCATTTTTATAAACATGTTTAAAATAAAATTTCATTTTTGAGAATTTAGTGTAATGTTTTATAGCATCACTTATATTTCTAGCAGAATCAATATACTGAAGTTTAACATAATATAAATATAATAAAAATTCTAAATCATATTTTGATAAATCAGAATCATTTCTTAACAAAATAACAACTTGAGTATTAGTTGCTATTTTTTCTAAATTTGATCCTATTTGTAAAAATATTCCTAAATTAGAGCTTGAAATTAAATCATCAAAATGTCTATTATTAGCTATAAATCTGTTGTATAAAATTTTAAGATCATAAAATTCTTGATTTACTGTGTCTCTAGTATATTCCGACTCACTTTTTGTTATATAATGATTATCAGTATCTTGTGATTTGAATAGAAGGAATATATCTTTTATCAAACCTTTTAGTTGTAGATGAATATTTGTAGTCGATGATTTACTATTATGTTTTAATGAATATTTATCTGCATATATGACATTTCTTTCAATAATATACTCATGATTGTATTCAGCAAATTTCTTCCTTTCTAAACTATCTAATATTATATTATCTGTTATTAAAGTTAAATTAAATGATTGTGGTAAATCTGATGTTATATTTTCAATAGAATTAGTTATCAATTTAGGAAATTCATTTACGTCTATTTTGATTGTTAGTGTTGACTGATCCATTGATATTATAGGTAAGTAATTAAACGAATCAAGGTTAAACCAGAAAACTGCTGGTATAAATATTTGGAATTTATTGTCTATTTTTTTAGGTTCCTTTTCAATGTTACCTCCTAAATATAAGTCGTCACATATTTTCATCGTATCTTGATCATGAATATCTATTAATTGATCATTTATAAAAAATTTTATGTATTTGAAAAATTTATAAATTAAATTAGGATGCCATTTAATTTCTTCTGTTGTATTAGTTTCTGTACTTGTAGTAGAATTAAATCTTGAATATTCTAATTCTAATGGAAATTCATACCAAATCTTTGATAGATTTTTTAATTTTAATTTGTTAGATATATTATTTAAATACAATGATGCCCTATTTAGATTTAATAATGATCTTAAATCATTGTTTTCACAAGCTACATTAATTAATGATGTATTTGATACATCAATTATTGTTCCTTTTACATAACTATTTGTTACAAATGATATTTGGGATCCAGATTTATTCGTAGATAATGAATAATTGGAATTATAAAATGAAAATGAATCATTTTCTGTGATTGATAATAAATCAATTGTAATAAAATAGAAAAAGTTTTGGTATACTCCTAAATATTTTATTTCTTTCGTTACATCTCCTTGTAATCTATTTTTTGTATTATAAAAAAATTTAGTATTTGAATCATTACTTATTGAATCACCAAATGTATATGCAAACTTATAAACATAATTTCCACATTCCATACCAGATTCATCCAATAATTGAATTGAAAAGTTTTGTTGTTTATTTTCGTCTTGGAAAAGATATTTTTCAGACAAAGATACAAACATAGTCTGGTTATATGACATATCAATTAATGGTAATTTTTTATTAAAATTTTGTTTTAATCTAAATTCAGATGTGGATTGATCAACTGTATTAGTTAAGTTATTAAGTTTGACCAAATTAGATTGTAAAGATAAAATTGTATTACTTAAATCAATAGATGTATTATTACCCTGGAAACTTATATCACTATTTGATAAATTATATTCAGTTGAATTAATGACTAAAGAATAATTTACGTATTGATCGTTACTAAATGTAATATCTTCATCAATATTAAAATTCAATATATTCATGTCATATGTAAAATTACTTACAATTATATTATTGACAATATTAAAATTATAATCTTCCAAAATCAATGAATTAACTAATATATCAGATTCTAATAACATATTTTCTGATCCGATTCTATTTTTAAGAAAATCGTTAGCTAGGTTTAATTCTATTTCATTATCTAAATATTTGAATTTAAATTCTGAATCAATAATATTTTTGAAGCTATTTACAACCTCTATATAAAACTTCTGAAATGTATTATCTATTCCTGATATCAAAAGTGGATCATCTCTATCAATTTTGTAATTATGATTAAGAACTTTTGTATTCATTATATTACTTTGAACAGTAATTGGATTGTATATTTTTCCCATTTCATAGCCATGATTTGAACAAAATACATAGTAATCCATTATAGATTTTGGTTCAAATATTACATATGATCCTTGTTGGCCCGGTGATCCTGAAACTTCAGTATCATTAACCTCAGAATTAGATGGGCTTTTACTAAATCTAAGTGGATGACCAATATTTGAATAATTACTTAAATCAAATTTGTATCTAACTCCTTTATAAATATTTAGAACTTCACTTGAATCACCATATGAATATGAATTTTCATTATCAATATTATAAAAAATAAATACGTTGTTTCCATTTAATTTAATTACTTTTACTCCAATTATTATCTCTTCTATAGAAATATCTTGTATTTCACTAAATTGACTTTCATTAGTAGCATCTATTCCATAAGTTGAACTGGTAGATTCACCTGAAGCTACAGTTGTGTTGGAGCCAGAGCTATAGCTAGAACTAGAACTAGAACTAGAACTAGAACTAGAACTAGAACTAGAACTAGAACTAGAACTAGAACTAGAACTAGAACCATAACTAGAACTAGAACCATAACTAGAACTAGAACTAGTACTAGAGCTAGAGCTAGAGCTATAGCTAGAGCTAGAGCCAGAGCTAGAGCTAGAGCTAGAACTGGAACTGGAGCTAGAACTAGAACTAGAACTAGAACTGGAATATGAAGTAGAATAATCAACAGACAATGAATTAGAATTGTCAAATACCATTATTTTTCTTTCTGCAAAGTTATTAATTGAAGTTAGATCCTCACTGACATCTACAACATATAAGTTTTCATACAAAGATCCATAATCATAACCATTATCTACATTTTTATTGTAAGGATAAACTGTTGTACTTATATTAGGTGAAAATATGACATGAGATCCTAATTTACCAGGTAATCCAAATACTTCTGTATTGAATTCCAAATATGTATTTTTATATTGACTGATATTAAATGATTGATTTAAATTTGATGGGTGACTTAGATCAAATCTATAGATATTATTTTTAATTAGTAATGGATCATTAGTAGAATTATCATTAAATACAAACTTATTTCCATTAATTGTTTTTACTGTAATTATTTTTACTTCATCATCATTATTGTAAACTAATATTTCATTATTGTTAATTAATTTAATTTTTTCTAAGTTATCATCTTGATTATCTAGCTTATAGTTTACTGGAAGAGGTTTATTTACTTGATATACAGGTATTGATAGATCTTTCGCCAATTTCATTTTATATACATTTAAATCTTTTTTCTTTCTTTCAATATCAAGATTTATGTATCCAAATATTTCGTAATCAGTATTTTGATCAAGAGCAGCAATTGTTAAAAGTGTGCTATCATAATCAATAAATAGTCTTCCTTCTGATTGGTCAATTAAAATTGAATTCATAGGAGAATCTAAAGATATATCGGTTGTTTCTACCTGGTTTAACGAACTTGTATTTGTGATTAAGTAAACATTATTTTGATTAACAATTTCTCTTAATTCTTTGTAATGTTTGGTTAGTTTAATATAATTTTTAGTACCATCTATTTCTTGATCAATAATTCCTACTTTGCTTTTAACTATCAAGTAATTAGAATCACTTATTTTCTGCTTTGAGATCAAATCAACTCTAATGTTACTATTATCAGTAATGATTTGATCTTTGTATATAAGTTCTGTTTCATTGTAAAAATTAATAGTTTTTGTAGGAAAGTTAGAGCTAATATCGATTCCTTCATAGTAATATCCTAATTTTTCGACTCCACTTACATCAATATCGTCAAATACATCAATACTAATATTTTTAACATCTGTTAGATCTTTTTTAGAATAGAAATTTAATGAATTGACAGAATAATTTTCAATATTGATCAATTCGTCATTTAATACATTATCTCCATCCAAAATATCAATTTTATATCTATGATTAGGTTCAAAATTAATTTCTTTTGATTTATATTCAGTATTTGCTAAAATCTTATATTGGAAAATGTTATTGCTATCTAAAACATAATCTAACGAGTTATTGATATTTGTTAAGTATCCAAGTTCTACTCCTTTTGTAATCATTTTAGTATTATATAAAATATTATTATCTGTTAGTGTTTCAGGCGACTCAATTTTATTATAGCTTTCTAATCCTAATGATTTCTTATTACCAAACTTATCAATTTCAATACCAGTATAGTTAGAATTAGTATCTAAATTATAATTTATTGATAGTTGGTCATTAAAATCTTTATTAAAACCTGAATAGTAATCTTTTCCATTTTCATATTTTATATTATTTTCCCATTGATTTTCAATAAGAATTTTTTCTAAATTTAAGAATTTGTATTCCTTGTTAAAATTTTTAGAATCTAAGTTTCTTGTTATAAAATTTTCGTATTCATTTTGAATATTACTTAAATCTCTGAATAGTTTTTCACAGTTTACTCCAAAATAAGGTTGATATGTATTTTGTTCTGTATATGAAATTCTTGTATTGAGGTTATCAACTAGATCTTTAATGGCTCTTATTACTTTATCTTTAGGTCTTGTAATTTTGAGTATATTAGATGAAGAATTAAATGATAATTCGATTTGATGATCTATATAATTATTTCTTGATATTGTTGAATCAGAATTGAGAGTAAACATAGAGGTATTATCAACAGACTCATTTTGTAAATCAACTAAGCATCCTCTAATTATTGTGAATTTACTATTCTTATATTTAAGGAATAAATTAATATTTCTAATTGGATCTTTCCAAAAATTCAAGTTTCCTATTGTTTCATCTAAATATTTAATAATTAATATTTCAGTTTCTCTGATTTCAATCAATTTTGTTAATTCAGTAAAATTATTTTCTGACATAACTTTAATTTTTGTCATAAAGTCACTACTTGTAGAATTAAGTTCTTCGAATATAAATACTGAATTTGAATTATCTATTAATGTGATATTTTGTGATTGATCAATTAGAATATCTTTGTTAAATAGTTGATCAGTATTTTTGTAATAGATATTATTATCAAAAGAAACTGTTGTCCATTCTTTCCATGATTTTGACCTATTTAAAATAAATTGTAGTGATAATTCTGATAAATTGTTTTTTGAATAATTGATATAATTAATCATATTTTTAACAGTTGGAAATGGTTCATATTTAGTGGGAGATACTTTATTTGATCTTGTATATTCATTCCAAATAAACTCGGATGATTGAAATTCAATAGGTTCATTAACTACCTCTACTTCAGTTTTATTAGATGAATTAACACCAGAATTTATTATTGTTAGGTTTTGATTTATTAATGAACTGTTTTCAAATATATTTATATTTGGGTAATTTTCAATAACAAAATAATTTCCTCCTGTTCCTGCAGTTATAGTTACAGGAATTTTAACTTTTACAAGTTTATTATTCCAATTATTATTTAGATTATTGGAAATAGTTGTATCTGAAGGTACGTTTTTAATTTTAAATGAATCATAATTAGGTAATAGTTTTCTAAAATAATTTGTATTTCTAAGGAAAACTTTTGTAATGTTTGATTTTACTAAGTATTTAAATTTAAGTTGAAATTTGAATGAACCATCGTTTTGTTTTGAAAAATGAAATGTTGGATTATTATTTTGAGTAATTGTTGTACCAAATGATTTATCTGGTTTTTCTAAGAATATGTCATATTTACTTAATAAAATTACATAATTACTACTTATTTCAATTAACCATCCATCTTTTTGTTTAATTGGTGCTCCATTAGTTTTAACAGGTACTTCTAAAAATTCATGTATGCTTTGAGTAAAACTAGAACTATAATTAATTACACTAGGTATCTTTGTATGTCTAGATACATTTGGTCTTATAAATTGTATAATTTTATTATTTATTCTGATAGGGTTAATCATATTAAGCATGAATGTTGAATTTTCATTTTCAATGTTATTACTAATTTTGTAAACTCCATTATTATAAAAAATTCTATCTTTGTGTATAAACTTATTACCATTTATTGTTGTTTCTTCAATTATAACATTTTCAGTTGCAGTTATTATATTAGGCTTTTCTACATATTTAAAATCGTAGTATAATGTACTAAATCCCAAATTACTTAATTCTAATCCTCTATTATTAAAATAAATTAAAATAGGAACATAATTTTCTCTATAAATTTGAATATTATTACTATGATCATTAAAAAAATCATTAAATGTAGCATCAGTTCTTAAATATTTGACTCCATCACTTTCAATGTTTCTCATATTAAATTTTCTTAATTGTTCTTGTGAATTTTCATTGTAGTAACAAAATATATTATCACTTGTATCTTGAGGATTATTATAATTTTCATTAAAATTAAATTCAATTTGATTCTTATTAATTGTTACAAGATGATCATTAACAGAATGTGAGATTTGAGTATTACTACTCGTTTTTTCAGACCATGGTTTTGATGGAATTGTAATAATTAAATCACTTACTGTAGAATTTTCGTCTATAGCTTTAATATCAGTTAGCCTAGGTTTTTTCTCTTGAAATAAAAAGTATGAATATTTTTGATTATTACTAGGATCATTAACTTTATTAAAGTCAAGATCGTTTTTAATATTTCTAAGTTTAAAATAACACCCATTAACTAAAATATCAGAGTTGAAGTCCAAATTTAAATTCTCTATAATATTGCAGTAGTCATCTAAAAATGTAAAATATTTTTTTCCACTTAAATCAATTATTTCTCCATCAAATGTTACATTTGAATTAATATTATTAATATTTTTAGTAACTAGTAAATTCCTATCCAAAAATAATGGATAATGTGAAACTCCTGATGTATCTGTGTAATTAAATGATGAACTTAGCAAAGAATAACTTCCAAGATCTGGTGGTATACTTGGATATCTAAACATAGTACTATCATAATATAAGATTGACGAAATTCCTTCTAGTTCATAAAACTTCAAAATATCTTTAGTTGGTATAGGTTGACCAACAATTTCGTTTTCAACAAAACTTGTTCCATCTGCATCTCCAATAGAACTTCTTGGATCCCAAATTTCTCTTCCTTCTATCCAAGTTAAATAAACAGGAAAATAATATTCTTCATTATATTTCACTAATAATTGATCATTTTTTAATAAATCACTATTGGTTGAATCTATAGCTTGAATTGTGTTGTTACTATCTGTATATAATGACTTTGATTTATAAAAATTTATTCCATCGATTAATATTTTTTGATAAGAATATATGTTTTTATTTAATTTAGAAAATTCACTATTTACCTTATCCAATTTAATAATATCATAGGAATTATTTATAAAATTACTTTTTTTGGGAATAAGAATTTTCTTATCTTCATATGATAATGACAAATCATCTTCCCATACTAAGTTTGGAATATTAGTCTGCTCTATTGTAGTATTTAGTCCTGTTGAACCATTTTGATTTGATCCAGTTACAACAAGTTTTCCACTATTAAGTAAAAACAAAGAGTGATTTAATCCATTACTAGTTAGAATGCAATTATTGGAAATATATCCTGAATTATCAATTAGTTGTCCTGAGGTATCAGATAAATTTTCCAATCCTAATTTACCATATGTATTATCTCCAAAAGTATAAACTTTACCTGTATTAAGAATCATTGAGGAGGACTTTTCATTAAATGAAATAAAATTACAGTTGGATCCATTATATCCTGATAAATCATTCAAGCTATCTTGTAAAATATCATGTGGTGATGATTTAAAACCACCTATATCTATTCCTAATTGTCCATATTGATTATCACCAAATAATAGTATTCTTCCACTTTTAAGTAAAATTCCTGATGTGTTTCCTCCTGCATATATAGAGTCAGCATAATTATCTTCAAATTGACTAAACGGATAGTATAAATTATTAGTTTGACAGTAGGTTAATTCAGAACAATCATTTGTATTTCCAATACCTAGTTGACCATAATTATTTCTCCCGCATGCCATAACTTTACCAGATTCAAGTAAAACCAATGTATGATTAAAACCAGAAGCTATAGATATAGCATTATTTCCATTATATCCAGATAAATCAGTAGAAGTTTTTAAACTTTCAAAATAGTTTCTTTTTAATCCTATACTTGCTGTACCATCTCCTAGTTGTCCATAATTATTACTTCCTGTGGAATAAACCATTCCAGTTTCAAGTAATATCAAACTAAATGAATATCCTGCAGAAATTGCTTTTATATTTTTAATTGTATTTCCACTAATATCAACAATGTTTCCAGGTACCATCAAATCATTAAAACTTCCATTACCTAGTTGACCATCTTCATTTTCACCAAAAGTTATAACTGATCCATCAGTTTTTAAAGAAATTGTATGTTCATTACCACATGAAATAGAAGATAATTCTATATTTTCATTATTTTGAGTAACTATAGTAGGAGTTAGTTTATCATCTAAATCACCTACACCTAATTGTCCTTTATTATTTTTCCCAAACATATATAGGTGATTATTTTTAGTAATAAAACCACTAAAATTATTTCCAGCTCCAATTGTAAATTCACTATTTTTAAATTTGATATCAATTTGATTATTTTCTATTTGAATCATTGAATTTTTAATTTTTAATATTCCATCAAAAGTATCATTCGAAATAATTCTGTTACAAATTAATGTGGTATCAAGTTTATCGAATGGGTGAAATGGTTTGTAGAATATATATTTTATATGATCAAAATTTGGACGAAATGATGATAATTTATGTAAATCAGATTTTTCAAAATTTACTATATTAGATATTACCGATTTAATTGTTATTGCTTCTGTATACTCAGCTTCTAAAGAATCACCTGCCCTTTTTAATAATTTGTCTCCTGATTTTAAGTTATTACCAAAATAGTAAAATAGTCCATCAATATAATATAATATAATATTAACACCTTCATTTTCAAAACCAAAATTTAATTTTGAGCCTGACAAAAATTCAGACATACTATTATCATAAAATTTTACTCCATTACTGTTAACAATAATATCACCAATTGAGTATTTTGTTTTAGAAATCAAGTTTTTAGGAATATCGTTTTTCAAATTTACCATTTCATTTCTTTGGGTATAGTTGTGTATTGTTCCTAAGCTATAATATGTAGAACCACATATAATATCATCCTCAAATTTATTTAATGGTTTATAAGAATATAATTTATATTGAATATCGTATTCTAAAATCATAATTTTACAGTTTTTCAATTCTATAATTTCTCCATATTTAAATGTACCAAATTTTGCGCCAATTTTATTTTTCTTTTCAGAAACATTGTAGAATTTATTAGAATAGCAAACGTATGGATTTAAATTTATAAATATACTAGCATTTCTTCCGTAAAAATCTATATCATTTTGGTAATTATTGATTTCTTTAATTCTAAAAAATATAAAATTCTCGAAGCTACTTATTTTGTCCATATAATAATATTCGTTATCAATAAAAACTATAAAACTTTCTACAAGTGAAAAATAATTTTTGATATTATCTCCAACAAATATCCTGTCCTTATAAATAGTACATGATCCTAAAAGCGTCCAATCAGGACAGTAATGTGAATTATTATTTGTCTCATTAAATCTAACTTTTGTTTGTAAAAATTCATATTTCTCTGTTGTATTAGATGTATTTTGTTCCATAAAATTTAATTTATTTTCGAATCTAAACATATCTTCGAGTAAAGTATCAAGATTAGGTCTTGCAGCTATTTCTCCATTAATACTTTGTTGGTAAAACTTATTGTTAGTGCTGTATCTAAAATTTATATGATTACCACTCTTATCAATACATTTTAAATAAATACTAGAATCTCTTTCCCCTTCAAAGACCAAAGGTTCTTGTAAATCAACATAATTAAATTGATAATCAAATGCGACCTTTATAATTTTATTATAATTAGGTATTGATGTATAATTAAAAATTATATCAAAATTATATCTTACATCTTCTTTTACAAACTCGATATTGATTTGTTGTTTAAAAAATTTATTAATCGCTATTTTGGTGTTTTTTCTCAAAGTTATTTTGACTTTTCTTTTATTTATAGGAATAATAAGAACATTTTTGTTAAAATTTGTGTAATTTAAACTTGTGATTAAATTGTTCATGTAATGATATCTTAAATTTCCTATCGATGTATATGAACCTGAATTACTATCTTCAAATTGAATATAAAAATGAATATCATTAAGTAAAGTATCTTTAGGAATTCCAAATTCTCCTGTACCAATATTTGATACATCAATTGGTATAGTTGAATCGGATGGAGATGAAAAATTATTTTGTGAGTCTGATTCTAAGAAAATTTGATATTTAAGAGTATCGTATGGTGTAGTGTTTGTTTCTCCTTCAAATCTATAAACGGTAATTGGTCTCGTAAATGTTGGGTTTACAACATTTTGTGTCGATGTAATATAAACTGGATCTTGATTTCCAAACACAAAATTTATTTCTTGGTATTCTAACTTATTTAAGTCTATTAGATAGTTATATCCATTAATATCATAAAATGGTAAATCATCACTATGTCTTGGTGCATTAAGAGTTTCCAAAAATACATTTAAATTAATTTGTCCTGGATAAAATACACTCCTAAAAGTATAATATTCTTTATTTCTACTAAAAACCGTTTTGTCTAATAATTTAACTTCTCTTAAATTGCTATCAACATTTGATAAATCAGTTGAACTTGTGTAATCAGAAATTTTTAAAAACTTATCTTGATTGTAAATAAAATCGTATTGTAAAAAAGATTTATTGTATATAGATTGTTCACTTTCATCTTTAAAATATAATTTTTTTTCAAAACTATCTATGTTAACATCCAAATCAATCAGCGATTCATTTATATTACCTTCATAAAACCATAAATTAACTATTCCTGATATATCAAAATTATGAGGTTTATCAACAATAAAAAAATCTTTGAATTTACATATAGTGTCTTCAAAATAAATATAAGTTTCAGGTGTTATATGTTGATTATTTATTGGATTATAATATTTAAGAGTTCCATTGTCACAAAATATTGGTTTTGATATTTTATTTAGATTTTGGGAAGGATCATAGGCATAAATGTTTTTTGAAGTAAATATATAGCCACCTGAATTTGAATCTAACTGAGCTTTTATATTTTCTAAATTAAGTTTTATAAATGAAGAATTATCAAATTTGAATATATCAATTATACCAGAATTAAAAGAGAAATATTTAAAGTTTTCATTATATCCAGTTGAATTTTGTTTATCAATTTTATAATTGAAATTTCTTATTGAAGATACTCCAGATAAATCAAAAGGTCCATGAACCCAATTTATAGCATTAAGAATTTGGTTATCCAAAACATCTGTTGTTGTTTGAGACCATCCTATTACTATTGATCTATGAGAATTTCTAAGTTTAGATTTAGTCATAATTTGAATATTTGATGGTGTTGTATTGTCTGTAATTATTAGTCCTACTTGTGTATCTATTAATGCCCATATTTGATTTGGACCTCCACTTAGATCATTAAGTGGAATATTATGTGAAAAATCATATATAAATGTTTCTGAATTAGTAACCGTAAAATTTGAAAGATCATGTAATTCTCCGTAATATGAATCTGTAAAAATCTTTTGTGCTTTTTCACTAATTTTTTGCTCATAATCCATACTATAAACACATTCATTATCATCAATAAAAAAATAGTTTTTATTATTATTTAAACTTAAATCTAAATTGTCATTAACAATTGTAGGTATATTTAAATTATTTTTTATAATTACTGGTCCTAAAAAATTAAATTGATTTTCAATAATATCATTATTTGATTTATAGTTTTTAACAATTGTTTCTATTGAATTTTCATCTATTGAATAACCATCTTCTACAAGCTTATTTTCACTACTGGAAATAATCTTTCCTAAAGTTTTTACAGAAGAACCATATGGTGTAGGAAAATCATAAAATGAATCATCTTCGAAAGATAAAGAATTATTATTATTATCAAAAAATGAATGATTATTTTCAGAATTTATAACTAGTCTATATGATTCAAAATCTATTTCTTGTTCTAATTGATAGTCGTATTTATTGGAAGATGAAAATAGATAATTATTAATTTCATTTTGATAATCTGTGAAATCATTAAAACTTTGATCTAATTTTCTTCCACCTAAGGATAGCCATGCTAGATTATTTTCAACATATTTAATTTGATTATTTAAAATATCGCTATAGTAAAGAAGAATGTTCATCATTGAGTCATTTAATAAATCAATAGAATTCATAGATCTATAATTTGTTGAAAACAGTTGTTTTCCTGAACCATATAAAACTTGATACAATAATCCTATGTCATATCCAGTGTAATAATCTAAGGTAAACTTTGAATATAAATCAAAATCATTACCATCAAATTTAGATATATTAACTTTTTTGGTGCTATTTGATAATAATACAACATTATTATTTTTAAAATTTTCAAAAATTTTTTTAGATGTTTGACCGAAGTTATTATTTGAAAAAGAATCTATCATCAAATCAAGAAAAGAATTAACATAGTTATCTGTTGTTTCAATTGCATTAATTATTTCTGAAATATTATTAGTATTTAATGTTATTTCAATGATTTTTTCTAATTCATTTAAAAAATACTGTTTACTATATAGTTTAGAATCAAATATATCATCATCCAAGGAAGAAGATATTAAATTATTTTTATATCTTATTAGTTGATTTCCATTAATTTTATCTATTAAATGTAGATAATTATCGTCCAATTTTAAGTAATTGATTTTTGATATTTTATTAAAATTTATAGGTAAATTATGTAAAATTATATTTCCTTCTTTTGTTTCATTCCTATCCGTGAAAATAATCATAGGAGTTTGTATCCAAAAGTCCATAAGATCGCTCACTCTATCAGTTGCAGAATGAAGATAAAATGATGTATAATCAATTAAATTAGGTAGGTTGTAATTTATATAAACTTTTATTTGAATAACTATATCTGTATCTCTTTGATCAAGACTAGGAGAATATTGACCCAATATCTTAAATCTTACAAAGTCTCCTTCTACAGTTGGATAATGTAGAGAGTATGTAATTTCACTTGTATTAAAGTCTTCATCTGACTCAGGATTATTATTTTCTCCAAATGATTCATATATTGCGAAAGAATTATTGGTTGATATATACTTTCTAAAATTCTCTCTATTTTCACTTATTCTAAATTGAACATGATCAAATTCTCCTATTGTAACAATCTGTACCTTAAAATCGGAAATGTAAAATAAATTATTGTTTTGAATTAAATCTATAGTTTGTATAAAATCAGTATCAAAGCTAGATTTAAAATCAGGAAGATAATAACCTGGAGTTCCGAAATTAGTAGATTTAGTGTTAATTTTTAGATATAGATTATTTTCATTATAATAGTTATCATTATATAATGTATCTGTATTTTCCATCACTGTTCCTTTTGGAGGTAATATTCTTTTCTTCACATATTTGTTAGTCTTATAGTAATTATTTGAATATGTAATTCCAATAAAATAAGAATATTTTTGGAAATCAAAACTAATTTGATTAATTTCTAACATTTCTTCAATATCAATATCTTTTGAAATTTTAGAATTATCTAATGTATATAATTCTAGTTTTTTTGATAGTTTAAGTTCACCACTAATTTCGAAATCCGATTCTGCAGAATTTATAATCTTAAATGAAGGATCGTTATTAGTTATTAGTTTATACCTAAATGCATTTCTTTGATTATCAAAATTAGAGTTTGATGAATCAAGCATAGGTATTATCCCTACATTTTGACTATTATCTTCTAATGCCTTAACAATACTCCATTGAAAATTACTTGGATATTCTATAACTACAGTTGAATCAAATTCTACTTGAAAATCAGTATAAAACAAAGCACTACTTAAATCTTGTAAAGTAAATGTTGTGGATATAATATCACTATTATCAATAATTGCAGTTGTAGGTTCTATAAATGTAAAACTAGTTTGATAAATTTGATTATCAATTGATATAGCTCCAGATGCATCTATAGGAGCATCTAATTGTAATAAAAACTGATTATTTTCTGTTACATCAACGTTTCTAACATTTATCTGTGAAGAAAATAAAGTAAAATTATTTTCTGTTAAAATTTGAGTTTGTTTTTCAAGATAATAGGTTCCTGCAGCAAATGTTAATAATTCGTGAGTAGGATCTAGGTTAGTTATAACATAAGTTCCTGGAATAACACTAATACCAATTGAAACAGCATATCTTTTTTGACCATATACAACATAAAAAGTATCTGAAGGTCCTAATGAAATATTTCCTTCCAAATCTTTAATTCCTAATGAAAATACATCATTGTGAGTTAATGTAGTAATTTCTACTGCATTATAATTGAATATATCATTTAAAACTACACTATAATTAGTAACTGCAGAACCAAATAAATCTTGATTAAACTGTGATTGATTATTTAAAACAAATCTGTATCTATAGTCAGAATCAACTTGTTCAGATGATATAAATGTGATTGGTGATGAAAACGCTGAAGCAATAATTCTAAAACTAAAGTTGTAAATATCTGGATTTATAAATGCTGTAGAAAAAAACGATTTATCAGGATTAAATTCGATATCATTTTTCCCTACTGATAATGTACTATAATTAAAAAAATATTTATTTATTGGCATTTGTAAGTTTACTTCAATTTGAAATGGACCAGAAATATCAACATCTAATAGGAAACATAAAAATCCTTGATTCATAAAATAATTAGTAATATCATAATAATAATTTTGATAGAACACTCTCATTTCTGTAAATTCATTTGGGAAAAAGTAATCATTATCAATTATTTGTATATAAAATATTCCATTTATAAGAACTTTTTCATAAGAATTTTGATCAATGTCAATTGTAAAATTACTTTTAATATGTCCTAAAGTTGATCCATCAAATTGAGTTATTGCGATTTGATCTAATTTATCAGGTGTAAACATTTCTGATGATTGATGTGATTTGCTTCCTGTCATTCCTACGTACGTACAGTTATAGAATATTTGGTACATATTATTTTTAATTTCATTCAAGTTTATTGATTGATTATTAATGTAAGTATAATAAAAATTAATAAGTTCAGTAGAGTCTGATATTGCAGAAAAAACAGGCTTCAGTTCTTTTGAAACTATTCTTTTGTATCTAATAAATAGCATATTTGAAATTTTATTTCTACACCAATATAAAAATTGTATATTTTTCTTGTTAATACTTGGTAAAGATTCAAATATTCCTAATTTATCAAATTCTTTTGTTACTATATAAATAAAATGTACATAAATTAATGAAAAATCTAAATCACTTCCATAGTTTTCAAATATATTTGATAATACTAATGTTGAATAAAGATTTGTATTTGTATAAATGTTTGAAAAATATCCAATTTGTCCACTTTGTTCAAGAAAATCATTCCAATTTATTGTTTCGAAACTCGTATAATTTTTCCATCTAAATGCAATTGTGTAAATTATAGAAAAAATATTTTTAATATTGAATTCATTATTAACATCTCTTATAGATAAGGTATTCCATAAATTTTCTATATTTGTTAGCGTTTTATATTTTTCTTCATTAAAAAAATTCATTTGATAAATTAAAACTTCATCTTTAGATTTGTTATTAAATGATTCTTCTATGAATTTATTAAAGTAATTATCCCAAACCAAATCAGAATAAACACCATTTCCTAATCCTTTGACTGCATTTTCATTTGATGTAGAAATAATATACTTATGGTAAAATGAAAAATAATTTGTATAGGAGCTATCATATCTTAATTTCAAAACAAAGTACAAAAAACTTCCAGGAAAGATTACTGATTGTAATAATTTGGTTTGATTATTTAAGTCTGAAAAATCATTATTAGATAGATTTGAGTTTGATAGACTCATATTTGAAATTGCTTTATCGATATCCAAGTTATCATTTGAATAAAAATTGCTCAATTTAAAATTATTATTCTTTATAATGATATATTTAAACACTTCATTTATAGTTTCATTATTCATATTTTTAAAATTATGCTGATAAAACTGATAGTTATTACTTAGATTATAATAGTAATGATAATCATAAAGAAGCTTATTTTCGATCTTATCTTTTAACCAATTATAAAAATTTTTAAGATCCATTAAATTTACATTAAAATTATCATTTTTTGATTGATTGAAAAATATATTAAACCAAAGAGATTCTCTATTTGTTAAATACTTAATTATAGGATTATGATTGTCTTCTTTTTTTGAATAATTTATTACGGTGGAATTGTAATCATAATATTTTGAATATTCAGAACTAGATATTTCAATTAGAAAATTTCCAAACATTTCAGTTTGATCAATAGCAGAAATTGAATCTGTTGACGATATTACATTCATTAAAAATTCAGGATATACCAAAAATTTATCATTCTCAATGTTAAATACATATGAATTTGAATTCAAAATATCAAAATATATTTTATCAGACTCTGTTCTAGTAAATAATGTTCTATTATTGCTAAATTTTTTTGATATTTGAACATATGGTATCTCAACCTTAAAATAAAATCCTTTCAATAAATCAGATGTTTTGTCTAAATTAAACTCTAAATGTGTACCAAATTTTTTAGATCCATAATTCTTAGAATTTTGATCTATACTAAAATTAGTATGGTGCATATAAGTTGATTTAAAATGAAATAAGTCAGGGTCATTAATTAAAATTGAATCCTCTTTCCCAACCGTTGCTAATTGGAGCAGACCTCCTGTCATTTTATAATATAATCAATTTAGAAATTATTCTTTAAAAAATGATCTATTTTAAAAAACATTTATCAATGGTTGAAAAATAAAAATCTATTTTATGTTAATGTATTATCTAGATGTGATAAGCCTTGAAGGATGTCCTTATTCTAATGCTGCAGAAAATTTACTTTCATCAAATAATATAAACTTTAAATTAACTAAAGTAAAATATAATGAAAGAGAAATGCATAAAAATGAAGAGATAAGCACTTTTCCTCAAATTTATTTAAAAAAGAAAAATAGTAAAGGAAAATTATTAATAGGTGGTTACGATAATATTAATAATCTTTTTAATATCTTAGGATCTTCTACAGATCTAAATAAAATATCAAATGATTTTGGTAAAAATCTTGGCGAAACTTTTAATAAAAAAACTGTATTGAGATTAATTGAACTATTTACCACTAAAAAGAGATAAATTCCCATCCTTATATGATCCTACCTTTTTAAAATCTTTAGAATCATACAATATTTCAGTTTCATCATCCTTCCAATAGGTATTCTTGTTTATTTCTATTTTACTTAATATTCTTTCACTAGTACTTTCTTCTTCACTATCTTTTAAAGTATTTTTTTTATTCTTTTTATCTTTTTTGTGAAATTTATCTCCAATATATCTATCAAATTCTACATTAAAGTCTAAATCTTTATCTTCACAAATTTTCTTAAGTAGTTTAGACTTTTCACTTAAAATCTTCCTCTTAAATTTTAAATTTTGATTTTTTAACAATAATTTAAATGATTCATTAAACTGATCCAAATTATCAAAGGATTCTTTTAATAACAGCGACGATGACATTGTAGTAAAACTCTAGATTCATTACAATGATTTTTCAAATTTTTTAATGATTTCCAATATTCTCTTTTATATTTCAGAGAATGTAAATATCTACTTTTATTATTTAAAGATTTCAAATATTCCTTTTTATTTTCATAGAAATCTTTTTCATATGATTCATCTTTCTTATCAATTCTATAATTCATATGTTGATGTGTTTCTTTTATTATTTTTGTTTTTATCAATTTATTAGTACTTTTAGATTCACTATAAATAGGTTTATTAGATAACCATATTCGTTCTAGTCTAGCTATATCTTCAGCACCACCAAAAAACATCAT